ATTGAAGCTGATGATATCATTGCATTTTTATCTAATATGAAAGAATTAAAGGGTGCAGAAAAACTAATCATTTCTAGCGATAAAGACTTTTTTCAGCTTCTAGACGACAAGACTGTACTTTATAGACCTATACAGAAAGAGGTCCTGAATGAATCTAAAATAATCGAAAAATTTGATATTCATCCGACTAATTTTGCTCTGGCACGTGCTATGGCTGGTGATAAGTCTGATAATATTGAAGGTGTCGGTGGCCTAGGCCTTAAGACTATTGCAAAGAGATTCCCAATGCTTAAGGAGTCACAGCAAGTTACCATAGACGATCTTCTTGAGCATGCTCAACTAAAAGAGCAGGAAACTAATATCAAAGCGTACTCACGTGTTGTTGAGAAGATTGACATAGTTGAGCGAAACTATAAAATGATGCAGCTTTACACGCCAATCTTGACTATTGACGCCAAGAAATCAATTAAAGAAACAATGAGCGACCCAGATTTATCCTTCAACAAAACACAACTCTTGAAGATGATGTTAACGGATGGATTTGGTGAGATCAATTTTATCGAGCTGTTCCAAAATTTTAATAGAATCTCCTTGGACAATCAATAATTTGTTGTTAAGTTATCATTATCGGAGAATAACATGAATAAAGAACTTGGCTTCTCAAAATACGGGAAGCAATTCCAAGAATCTCTTGCACAGATGGTTCTTGAAGATAGGCCGTTTGCAGATCAATTTGAAGAGGTTGTTGACACTCAGTTTTTTGAGCTTAACTATCTTAGAGTCTTTGTAAAGAAGATCTTCTCTTATCGCAAAAAATATGGCGTTCACCCTACAAAAGAGATCATGTCTTCAATCTTAAGGACAGATCTAGATCATCACAATGAAGCTCTACAAAAGCAAGTAAGAGATTATTTTGCCAGAGTCTTGATCAAGAGTGTTGATGATGAAGACTATATTAAAGACACCAGTCTAGATTTTTGTAAAAAGCAGAAATTAAAAGAAGCGCTTATGCAATCTGTCGATTTGATTCAAAACTCATCTTATGACGAGGTTAGAAAGGTTATTGATAATGCTCTTAATCTAGGCACAGATAATAACTTTGGTCATGATTTTGTCAAGGACTTTCAGCTTCGATATGAGATTAAGGCAAGAAATCCAATCTCGACTGGATGGGATAAAATTGATGATTTAACCAAGAAGGGCCTAGGTTCTGGTGAGCTTGGGGTTGTTATTGCTCCCACTGGCGCTGGTAAGTCAATGGTCTTGGCACACCTAGGGTCTCAAGCAGTAAAGGCTGGCAAGAATGTGGTACATTATACTCTAGAGCTTTCTGAGTCTGTAACAGGGCAGCGATATGATAGCTGCATTAGTGGTGTGCCTTTGAGTATGCTCTTCCAAGAGAAAGATCAGGTACTTGAGGCCATTAGTGATGTTGATGGTAGCTTAATCATTAAAGAGTACCCAACAAAGACAGCTTCTACAAATACGATTAGAACACATCTAGAAAAATTAAAAAAACGAAATCAAAAAATCGATATGATTTTAGTAGATTACGCTGATTTGCTTAGACCAGTGACAAACTTTAAAG